TTATCGACCTACCGAGGAGGATAATACTTGATGCTGAATGACAAGTCCATACTGATTACCGGAGGAACTGGAAGTTTTGGCAGGGAGTTTGTTAAACATGCGATAGAGCATAGACCGAGGAGGTTGGCTGTATATTCCCGGGACGAGCTGAAGCAATTCGAGATGGCCAAGGAGTTCTCGGACGCCTACCCTGAATCGCCCATACGGTACTTTATTGGGGATATCAGGGACAAGGAAAGGATGAAGAAGGCATTTAAGGGGGTTGATATCGTCATCCATGCGGCAGCCCTCAAACAAGTACCGGCAGCAGAATACAACCCCGGAGAGGCGGTAGCCACAAATATCTATGGCACACAGAATGTCCTCGACGTTGCCCTTTCGTGCCGCGTGAAAAAGGTCATGTTCCTGTCAACAGACAAGGCCGTTGAACCATGCAACCTGTATGGGTGTACCAAGGCGGTAGCGGAGAGGCTTGTTATCAACGCCAATCTGTACTCGAATCCATACCCGTACAGCACGATATTCTCCTGCGTCAGGTACGGGAACGTCATAGGCTCAAGGGGGAGCGTGATACCATTCTTCAAGAGGCTTGCAAAGGAGAAGCAGCCATTGCCGATAACGGACGTAGATATGACGAGATTCTGGATGACCTTGCCGCAGGCGGTAGAGTTTGTTATCAAGGCTATTTGCGACATGCAGGGCGGGGAGATATTCGTCCCGAAGCTCCCGGCAATGAATATCTGCTATCTTGCCAAGGCGATAGCGAAGGACCCTGAAATATTTGAAATAGGTATACGTCCCGGGGAGAAGCTGCATGAAAAGCTAATCAGCTTGAACGAGATGAACGTGGAGGAAGAGGACGACAGGTTTATCGTCAAACCATCCTACAACATATTTACCGATGACGAAAAAAATATCCCGCCTTTCAACGGCAGTTCAAAGATAGAATACCTGTCTTCAGAGGCAAGAAGGCTTTCAGTCAAAGAGCTAAAAGACCTTATTAAGAAAATTTAACTTTTGTTCTATATAAATCTTGACACGGTATCGGCGTTAATATATTAAAGTGAGTATGAATAGTAATGCTCGGAGAATATTGGTAATTTTGATAAGGGTTCTTGGCTTTACCAAAACACAACTACAGGAGTGGTTGAAAGAAGAAGATGGGAAAGTGCAGAAAGCCTAAAGGAAAATAGTGTAGTACCCCTTTAGCCCCCTCCCGAAACGGCCACGGCTAAAGGAAGCCGTCACGCAAAACGAGCCTCACGGAAAAACCGTGGGGCTTTTTTATTTTAATTTTGGGGGTTATATGCCGGACGAAGATGTAACAAAAACTGAGTTAGAAGTAAAGGACGAAGTAAAAGAGGAACTTTCGGCAGACGATATTTTCGACCAAGCCTTTGACGAGATACTGGCAAAGGAAGTTACTGACGAAGAGAAGCCGCCAGAAGACGAGAAGAAAGACGATGAAGCTCTAAAAGAAGAGCAGAAAATACAGGACGGGGAGAAGGGTGAGAAACCCCCGCCCGCAGAGAAGGTGCAGCCACCAGCCGAGGAGAAGAAAGAAGAACCACCGCAACCTCCGGCCAAAGAGGAGGCAAGGGCACCCGAGCCGCCACCCGAAAAAGAAGTTGTCAAGAAAGAAACAGCCCCGGAAAAAGAACTTCCACCCCCTGATTACAGCCTCTTATGGAGGGATATCGAAAAGGATATCACCGACGAGGCGGTAAAGAAGGAGCTTGCCGAGTACGAGGATAACATGGACGCGGTGAGCAAGTTCGAGGGTATTAAAAGGGACTTGGTAGCAAAGAGGCTTGTCAACTATGTAAACGAATCCTTCAAGGTCCTTGTCGAAAAACTGCAACCGTTTATGCAGGCATCAGTGAATTACATCGAAACAGTCCACAACAGTTCAGTTGAGGCAATCCATTCCGATGTAGGCCAGTTAAGAAGGACAGGCGAAATCCTCGCATGGATTAAGGAACAACCAAAATACATGCAGTCGGGGATGATGCGAGTTTACGAAAATGGCGAACCGCCCGATGTTATCGACCTCATTACCCGGTACAAGGAAGCAAAGGGCTTGCACAAGAAAGAAGAGCCCGACCTGCAACTTGATAAAAAGAACGAGGCGCAGAAAAAGATTGACGAGAAAGTAGCCAATCTATCGGCAGTCAAGACAAAGACGGGCCCAATAAACGTCTCGGACAGAAAACCGAAGGCAGGCGCGGAAGATTTTGATGGGGCTTTTGAAGAAGCAGAAGTTTCTAAAAGAAGGTAAAAGGAGGAACATAAAATGGCAGCAACCACATACGGAGATATCACCCCGCGTACAGCGGCTTTTGTAGCAGTTGAATTACTCACCCGGGCACTTCCCTATCTGTGCTTGGAGAAGTTCGGACAGGCGAAGACCCTGCCGGCGAACAAAACGCAGGCAATGAAGTTCAGGCGGTACAAATCTCTCAGCGTAGCAACTACAGCCTTGACAGAGGGCGTCACCCCGCCCAGCAAAAAGCTGACCTACGAGGACGTGACGGCAACACTCTACCAGTATGGTGACTTGGTAGAGATTACCGATATCGTCGCCGATACCCATGAGGACCCTGTTATTCAGGAGGCCACTCAGATTATGTCGGAGCAGGCGGCAAAAACCGTCGAGGTCATCCGGTTCAATATCCTCAAGGCCGGAACAAGCGTGTATTATGCCGGCAACGTCGCGGCCAGAACATCGGTAACGGCAGTCATGGCAAGAGCAGACCAGAGGGCAATCGTAAGAGCCCTTGAGCGTCAGGAAGCTCGGCACATCACGACCATTATCAGAAGCACCCCGTCGTTCAACACGGAAAACGTGGCGCCTTGCTTTATCGGTCTTTGCCACGTTGACCTGAAGACCGACATCCGGGGGCTTACCGGCTTCATCGATTCAAAGGATTATGGGAATATCCCACGGTTCGAGACTGAAGTGGGGGCCTGCGAAGATGTACGGTATCTCACCAGCACTATCTTTACCGCATGGACTGATACAGGTTCGGCAACAGGAGCGGGCAGCACAAGGATTTCTACCGGCGGCGCAAACTGTGACGTTTACCCGGTTCTTATCCTTGCCCGGGACGCATACGGTATTATCGCCCTAAAGGGCAAGTTCGCAATCGTCCCAATGGTTATCAACCCTGCACCAAGCAAGAGCGACCCGCTTGGTCAGAGAGGTTCAATCTCATGGAAAACCATGCAGACAGCGGTTATCCTTAACGATAACTGGATGTACAGGTACGAAGTGGCAGCAACACTGTAAATAAAATACTTTGCGCCCGGGCAGTAATCGACGGGGCATAAGGAGGAACAACATGGCAACACGTAGAATCAATGATGGCTTCAAGTGGAAAATGCAGCGGGACGTATTGAACGACCTGATGACCCGTTGTCTCAATGGTGGCGGTATAGCGTCTGGCGCTATTTCAACAAAGCTCTACATCGCTAACCCAATCGCTTATTGTATTGACGGGTATCTCTATTCTCTCGCTGCTTCAGCAGCGTGGACATTTGCTCACCCGCAGGGCAGCGCAGGCTATTCTAATGTCGTTTCAAACAAAGCCCGTATGTTTGCGGTTGCGGTAAACTCAGCAGGAAGTGTTTTTGTTTATGCAGGGTCGGTTGTTTCTGCGGGAGACACGGCGTACATCGGCAACGATGATGTGCCTGCTTCTCATTGTGCGATTGCGCTGGTCCATGTTTCAATGGCATCAACTTTGAGCTGGGTATGGGGGACAAACGCTTTTGAATCAGCATCCGTAACGAGCGCCACAATCCGGTACTTCAACATTTCCATGATACCGCAGGGCGTTATCATAAGCGAGTAAGAGGAGGGGGATAAAACCCCCCTCTATTTTTTTTTAATTAAGTGGAGGGTTTATGCCAAAGGTAGGCAGGTTAGTTGAGGAAGAAGGACCAGTTTTGTATGATATGCCACCCGATTCTCAAATAGGCATCTATGAAACATTCACACATCCTGACCAAGATTTTGGATGGATAAGGGACAGGATAAAGATATTTGAGCAGGAAGGAGCAGGAGGCGGCGAACCTGTGAGCCTTTCTATCAATGGTTTCAAGATAGAAGTGCCAAGGGGAATCGAATGTGATGTCGCCCGCCCGTTTATTGAAAACCTCAACCATGCCATTGAAACACGGCAGGAGCAGAACGAAAAGGGCGAAGTGGTGTTCAGGGATGTTCCGAGATACCATTGGAGCTTTATCAAAGAAGGCGTGAACTTTGCCGAGATAAAGGCGAAGGTGAAGGCCGACATAGAGCGCAAGAACCAAGCCCTTATTAAAGAGTGGGAAAAGAACAGAAATGGCGACGAGTCTTGAACTGATAGCGTGGTTGAGGGAGATGCTGGATGATGAGGTCCAGCCGTACTTGTGGACAAACAGCTATCTTGTCAGGGCCCTGAATGATGCTGAAGAGCAGGCTTGCCGAAGGGCGTATGTCCTCATCGACAAGGATACCGCTTCTGTTTGCCAGCTCACTCTTTCTGCCAGCGTTGGCAGTTTCACCTACCACAGCAGAATCCTTCAGATACGGCGCATAACCATAGGCAGCGCAGACTATCCGCTCAAGCAGGCATTAGTACCTGAATTGGATGAGGCTTGCGGAGCATGGTGGAGCGTTCAGGGCGTACCGGAAAATTACGTTATAGAGACGCAGGGCAGGATAATCTTTTACCCCATGCCTCAATCTCTTGACACGGCAACGATGGAAGTGGCCCGGTTGCCGTTGAACTCCATGAATGTGTCAGGTTCGTGCGTCCCCGAAATACCGGAAATGTATCATCGTGACCTTTTGATTTGGGGTAAGAGGGTAGCATATCTCAAACCCGATTCAGATACATTCAACAAAGAACTAGCAGACGCGGCGGAGCAGGAGTTCACCGCTAGGTTCGGCCCGTTGCCTTCTGCAAAAGAAGAACGGTTGCGGAAATTGTGGCCCCGAAGCATGGGCGCAAGACCGCGAGAATTTGGAACATAAGGAGGAACAACATGGCAATTAACGCTGTTAAGAAATTACTAAATGGTGACACACCATTTACCGATGTTGATGTTGGAACTGGTACAGTTGGAACGACTGAGCTTGCTGCGTCATGTATTACGGCGGCAAAGATAGCAACCGGGGCCGTAAACAATGATGGGGTGGGTGCTTCAGCTATAGCAAAGGGTGAGCTCAAATACCAGCTTTATGTGTGGAGCTTTATAGGTAATGGTTCGGCTGGCCCGGGTAACGGTGCGAGCGCGGCAATCAGCGTGGCTGTTGGCGGAGGGGCGCAGGTTATCGGCTTCTATTTCACCAAGTATATCTGCACAAGTGCAGCTTCCTATGTGAACACTATAACCATAGCAAGCACGACATCAACTTGCTTTACATTGAGCCCTGCATACGGGTTGAAAAGCACAGCAGATGTGCTTGAGGGCGTACTTATCACGATAGAAGCATAAGGGGGCAGCCATGTCACAGGCGTTTGCTGTAAGCAATTTGCTTTACCCCGAAACTCTGGACGGGAAGATAGTTAGATTTACCGCTTTTTCCAAGTTCGCCGCAAGTGTTGAGGGTGGGACGTTGGCTACCGGAGTTTCCGGTGTGCGTTACCGAGTTCACGCTATGGCGATGTTCGCTGCTTCTGCGGGAAGGGTCCAGTTATGGGGCGACCAGACTGTTATGTTCAATGCCCCTGTAGCTGCAAACGGGCAGCTTGTTGTCCCGTGGAGCCCCGTCGGATGGTGTCAAGGAAGCCACGGCCAAAGCATAAACCTTTGGACGGATGTGGCATTAACCGTAACGGGAGTTTTGATTTATGTTGAAGTGTAGTAAGGCAAGGGAAAAACCTGACAGGGAGGCTTGACGATGGAAGACCAAGAAAGACAGGATACCGCATCAAGCCCCCCTGAGGCACCTCAATCAGTTACCCTTGAAATGCAAGATTTGGTAGTAAGCATAGATACATTCTTTGGCCTAAGACAACAAGAAACAATTAAGGAGGAATAGCAATGGCAAAATCAATTAGTTCTTTGGTATTAAACGCAGCATTAAGCTATATTCAGGCCAATGCAGACAGGATGACTGTTTGTTCGGGAGCCCCTACCACATTAGCGATGGCGCTATCCACAGAGAAGCTTGCCAGCATAATTATGTCGGCAGGGAACTTCACGGTTAGCGCAGGCTCAGCAAGTGGTAGAAGATGTGTGGTATCAGCGGTTAATTCAATCGTTGTTTCTGTTACCGGTTCGGCGCAGCACGTAGCTATCCTTAATACTGATGGAGCATATA